GGCAACATTAGTTGCGTCTGTTACTTGTGCCTCTGCCGTTCCTAAATCATATTCTTTACTTGGTCTTGTTAATACTTGTACTATCTTTGCCATTATCTACGTCCATCCGGTTGTATATCTAATCTAAAAGTTCCTAACTTCCAGTTTTGAGAAGAAGAGGTATTTTCTATTTTTAATGCAATAGCTCTAGCTCTTGCGCGTGTATCTACTTTTTGTGTAGCTGTTGAAACTGTAAATGGTCCTAATGATGAACTAGCTTGGGCATCATTTGGAAAGTTTCTTAATTGTAATGTAACTTGTGCATTCCCTGTTTGAGATATAAAATCTGGTATAAATCTTCTTATCTTCATTATAAATTCACCATCTCCTCTAATATCAGCTGTGCCTGTTGTTGCACCTCGTGCAATCCTTTGAGTAATATCAAAATCTCCAGAAGCTATGTTAGCTGTGATAGCTGTTATAGTTCCATTTTTATTTTGATCTGTCCCTGTTTCGTGTTCATAGTATATTGTTGTGCCCTCTGTATTTCCTACCACATCAAAAGATGTGTCAGTTCCCGCATCATATTCTGTTGCGTGTGGTAAACCAAATACTGCAGAATCTCTCCACATTGTTCTGGATAATGTTCCGTTTGTCCAAACTGGCCTTTGTGGTGAAGAGTCAAAATAGTTATATGCAACCATTCTGTT